AACAAGAAATGGAAGAAACTTTTAAACCTATAACTATTAAAAGAGTTTCTGAAAAAACTGGCAAACCATTAAAAGATAAAGTGGTAGAGTTTAATCCATCTAGTCGTAGACAAATAGCTGACAGATTAAAGACAAAGTATAACTGGAAGCCAGTTGTATTTACCAATGATGGTTTACCAAAAGTTGATGACACAGTTTTAAACTCATTAGACTTTCCCGAAGCTAAATTACTTGCACGTTATTTTCTTTTAGAAAAACGTATTGGTATGTTAGCTGAAGGTAAACAAGCTTATCTAAAACTAGAAACAAAAGGGAGGTTACATGGAACTGTAAATACTAATGCTGCGGTAACAGGAAGAGCCACTGCAAGTCAACCAAACCTACAACAAGTTCCCTCAGTTGGTGTTCCTTATGGAAAACAATTTAGAGAATTATTTACCGTACCTAAAAATAAAAGTTTAGTAGGTTGTGATGTAAGCGGACTCGAATTACGAATTTTAGGACACTATATAGCAAAATTTGATAACGGTGCTTATGCTGACGTTGTAGTCAACGGTGACATACATACTGAAAATCAAAAGTTAGCAGGTTTAGATACTCGTGACCAAAGTAAAAGATTTCTGTACGCATGGCTCTACGGTGCGGGAGTTTCAAAAATTGCAGAGGTAACTGGTAAATCTAACAAGGAGGCCGCTCAAGTTAAAAAGCGTTTCTTAAATAGATTACCCGCATTAAGTAAATTAATTAAACAAGTACAATTATCAGCAGAGCGTGGCTATTTAGTAGGTCTTGATAAAAGACATATTAAAATCCGTAATTCGTTTAGCGCATTAAACAGTTTGCTTCAAGGAGCAGGAGCCGTAGTGTGTAAACAATGGTTAATTGAATTTGATAAAGCAATCAAAGATTTTAAAGATGTTCAACAAGTACTTTGGGTACACGATGAAATACAAATTGAATGTCCAAAAGATAAAGCAGACGAAATTGGAAAGTTAGCTGTCGAATGTATCGAACGAACTGGCAAACATTTTAATTTAAGAGTGCCTCTAACTGGGGCTTACAAATCTCACATAAATTGGAGTGGAACACATTAATGCCAAAAGGAAATAAGAAGTTTGACCTAGATTTAAAGTACGGTCAAGAACGAGAACAACAAGTAGCTAACTTATTGATTGCAGACAAATCAAAAGTAGAAGTTAAAACTGAAAGAGACTGGTGGGCCAGGACTGGTAACATCGCAATAGAAATAGAAAGTTGGGGTAAGCCTAGCGGACTAGAAGCAACTGAAGCTGACTATTGGGTACACATATTAGCCCACGGTAAACAAGACTTTTGCAAACTTATATTTAAAGTTTCGCAACTGAAAAAGATAGTAAAGAAGTTTTCTAAAAATACAAAAATGGTAGGAGACCATCACGCTTCTAAGTGTGTGCTTATACCATTGTCAGAACTTTTTTTACAAAAAAAATAAATCAACAAGGATAGAAATGAAAAGAACAATAATAGTAGACGGAGATATTGTAGTTTATAAAGCTGCAATACAATCCGAAGTAGACACTCATTGGGGTGATGGTTTCTGGACGCTTCATGCTGAAGAGACGCAAGGTAAATATTTAGTTGCCTCAGAGATAGATGATTTAAAAGAAAAACTAAATGCAGACAAAGTAATAGTAACGTTGACTGATAAAAACAATTTTAGAAAAGATGTTTTATCAACGTACAAAGACAATAGAAAAGAAAAGCGTAAACCTATTTTATTAAGTCCATTACGTAAGTTTTTAATAGATGAATACCAAGCAGTTATTTATCCTAATTTAGAAGCTGATGATGTGATGGGCATACTGGCTACAAAACCATCTAAAGGTGAACGTAAAATAATCTGTTCTATAGATAAAGACCTCAGACAAATTCCAGGTCATTTATATAACGGTGAGTCGCTTACTAAAAATAGTAAAAAACATTGTGACTGGTGGCATATGGTTCAAACATTAACTGGTGATTCAGTTGATGGATTTTCTGGATGTCCTACAGTTGGAAAAGTAACTGCACAGAAAATACTTAGTGACAAGAACATGCCACTTAAAAAAATGTGGCAACTAGTTGTTAAGACATATGAGAAACACGGTCTGTTTGAGCATGACGCTTTTCAACAAGCTAGAGTTGCTAAAATTTTAAGACACGGTGATTACAATTTAAAAACTGGTGAGGTTACTCAATGGCAGATTTAATTAAGGAACCTCCTCATTATACGCAGCATGAAATAGAACCAATAGATTTTATTATTGCTAACAAATTAGATTTTTGTACTGGCAATGTAATTAAATACTTACTGAGACACACTAAAAAAAATGGTGTCCAGGATTTATTAAAAGCAAAACAGTACATAGATTTTATTATTAATAAACAACTCAAAACTAAATAGGAACAACATGGATTATAGCAAAGACACAAACTTATCTGAAGCGGGACTCAGAATACTAAAAGACCGTTACTTGACTGACAAAGAACAAAGTCCGCAAGAGGCTTTTTACAGAGTAGCAAAAGTATTTTCTGATGATTCAGAAATGGCTGAAAGAATTTATAGTTATGTGTCTAATCTATGGTTTATGTTTTCCACACCTATTTTAACAAACGGTGGTACTAAAAAAGGTATGCCAATTTCATGCTTTTTAAATTATGTACCAGACAGCAGAGAAGGTTTAACAACTCACTACACAGAGAATGCATTTTTAGCTTCAGTTGGTGGTGGTATCGGAGGTTTCTGGGGCCACATAAGAAGTGACGGGACTGGCACATCTGGTGGCTCACAATCATCAGGTTCAATACCCTTTATGCATGTAGTAGATAGTGAAATGTTAGCGTTCTCTCAAGGTAAAACTAGAAGAGGAAGTTATGCAACATACCAAGATATATCCCATCCAGAAATTGAAGAGTTTTTGGAATTACGTAAACCCAGTGGTGGTGACATCCATAGGAAGTGTCTTAATCTGCACCATGGGATTAATATTTCTGACAGCTTTATGTCTATTATCAATCAATGCACTATTAACCCTAGTGCTAACGATGATTGGCAACTCATTGACCCACATACAAAAAAAGTTATTCGAACAGTCTCCGCTAAAAGATTGTGGCAAAAGATTCTTGAGACTAGGGTTGCCACTGGTGAGCCTTACTTATCTTTCATTGACACAATACAAAAAAGTTTGCCCCTCTCCCAAAAAAAATTGGGATTAAAAGTACACCACTCAAATTTGTGCAGTGAAATAACATTACCAACTAACGAAGAACGAACAGCAGTGTGTTGTTTGTCTTCACTTAACTTAGAAAAATATGATGAATGGAAAGATGACCCCAAGTTCATACCTGACGTGGTTAGGTTTCTCGATAATGTATTGGAGTATTTTATTAATAACGCTACTGATTTTTTACACCGTGCTAAGTATTCTGCTATGCGTGAACGTAGTATTGGATTGGGGGCAATGGGTTTCCACTCATATCTCCAAAGTAAAAACGTACCTTTTGCAAGTGCGATAGCTAAAGGAATTAATTTAAAAATATTTAAACAAATTAAAGAACAAGCTTTAGCAACATCTAAAATACTTGCTGAAGAAAGAGGTGAAGCACCAGACATGGAAGGCACTGGTTTAAGATTTGCTCACATGTTAGCCATAGCTCCTAACGCAAGTAGCAGTATTATATGTGGTAGCACATCACCTTCAATAGAACCTTTACGTGCTAATGCATACACACAAAAAACTATGAGTGGTACTCATTTTATGCGTAATAAATATTTAGAAAAACTTTTAAAAGAAAAAGGAATAGATACTGATGAAACTTGGAAAAGTATTATTGCTAACAGAGGTTCAGTAAGACATTTAGAACAATTAAATGATTGGGAAAAAGATGTGTTTGCTACAGCTATTGAAATAGACCAAAGATGGATTATAGAATTAGCTGCGGATAGACAAAAAGAAATTTGCCAGTCACAAAGTTTAAATATTTTTGTACCGTCTGATGTTAACATTAAAGATTTACATTTGTTACATCTATCAGCTTGGAAAAAAGGAATTAAGACTCTTTACTATTGCCGTTCGGAAGCAATTAAAAGAGCAGAAATAATATCAACTAAAATAGAAAGAATAGTAAGACCAGACAGTGACCCTGATTGTCTTGCTTGTGAATAATTATGGCAAGAAAATTTACTGGGTTTGTGGCCCGTGAAAAACCTAAAAAAAGAGTACGAGTTCACACCAAAAACCCTAACAAGAAAAAAAAATTACAAAACAACAAAAAATATAACAGGCAAGGAAGACCACAATGACAGATGAAAGTATATTTGATGGGTTTGATAAACCCCGCAAAAAGAGAAGAAAAAATTTTAAGCGTCCAAAGACGTTAGGGTTACTATGGCATGTATACCATACAGTGTTAGCAGTAGAGTTAGGATTAATAGTAATAATAGAATTTATAGAATTGATGAGGGCAATATGAGTTTATTTAAAGGAAGAACACACTACAAACCATTTGATTATCCGTGGGCTTTTGAAGCTTATGACACACAACAAAAAATGCACTGGCTACCTAGTGAAGTTCCGTTAGCTGAAGAT